TTCCAACGTAGTAACCCTAGAAGCATTATCTGCAAGATCGGTCTTAAATTCCGTAATCCTTTGCGCATTAGAATCTAGGTCGGTACGAAGATGGTTAATGAGCTCTTCTTGTACAACGTTCGCTTCTTCCAAAGTAGTCACCCTAGAAGCGTTATCCGCGAGGTCAATCTCTATTACAGTGACCCTTTCGGCATTGGAATCGAGATCGGTACGAAGATGGTTAATAAGTCCTTCTTGTACCACATTCGCCTCTTCCAAAGTAGTAACCCTAGAAGCATTATCCGCAAGGTCAATCTCTACTACAGTGACCCTTTCAGCATTAGAATCTAGGTCGGTACGAAGATGGTTAATGAGCTCTTCTTGTACAACGTTCGCCTCCTCCAAAGTAGTCACCCTAGAAGCGTTATCCGCGAGGTCAATCTCTACTACAGTGACCCTTTCGGCATTGGAATCTAAATCTGTGCGAAGGTGATTAATAAGTCCTTCTTGTACAACGTTCGCTTCTTCCAAAGTAGTAACCCTAGAAGCGTTATCTGCAAGATCGGTCTTAAATTCCGTAATCCTTTGTGCATTAGAATCTAAATCCGTGCGAAGATGGTTAATGAGCCCTTCTTGAACAACGTTCGCCTCTTCTAAAGTAGTAACCCTAGAAGCGTTATCTGTCAAATCGTTCTCTACCACAGTGACCCTCTCAGCATTAGAATCTAAGTCGGTACGAAGGTGGTTAATAAGTCCTTCTTGTACCACGTTCGCCTCTTCCAACGTAGTAACCCTAGAAGCATTATCTGCAAGATCAGTCTTAAATTCCGTAATCCTTTGCGCATTAGAATCTAGATCCGTGCGAAGATCTACGATAAGCCCTTCTTGTACAATGTTAGCCTCTTCCAGAGTAGTAACCCTAGAAGCATTATCCGTGAGGTCAATCTCTAGAACTGAAACCCTTCCAGCGTTAGAATCCAAATCTGTACGAAGATAGTTAATGAGTCCTTCTTGTACAACATTCGCCTCTTCCAAAGTAGTAACCCTAGACGCATTATCCGTGAGGTCAGTCTCTAGAACCGAAACCCTTCCAGCGTTAGAATCTACATCTGTGCGAAGATCAGTGATTAAATTGGCTTGTATATCATTTGCATCTTCCAAAGTAGTAACTCTAGAAGCATTATCCGTGAGGTCAGCTTCTAGAATTGTAACCCTTCCATCATTAGAATCCAAATCTACGCGAAGATTAGTGATTAAATTGGCTTGTATACCATTCGCATCTTCCAAAGTAGTAACTCTAAGAGCATTATCCGTGAGGTCAGCTTCTAGAAATGTAACCCTTCCATCATTAGAATCCAAATCTGTGCGAAAATCAGTGATTAAATTGGCTTGTACACCGTTTGCTAGTTCTAAATTACTAACTCTATGTTCAAGACGGGTACCTATGTCTTGTTCAAGTAAAGTAACCCTAGCATCATTTGAAGCCAAGTCAATCTCTAAATTCGAAACCCGGAATGCATTATCAGTCGCATTCGTCTCAAGCGCTACACCAGTTAAATTTGTACCATCACCGTAATAGCTTCCACCCGATCCTACTGTAACACTATTTTGGGTCACCAAATTACCAATAATGTTTACAGTGATTTCATTACTTGTATCGGGTACTATATCGGTATCAATTAATGTACTTTGTGTATATCCTATGGTAAATTGATCGTCATATGAATTATCATTTATACCATGATGTATTAAAGAAACATTAGCACCCGGATGTTGCATAATAATACCTATATCTACGCTATTCAATGAATTGTTATTAGCGATTCCTATTATTGAATCATTAATCAACTTCGTATCAGATTCAACTATATATTTCTGACCTCTCATAATAATGTTACCCGTAACCTCTAAATTTGAAGTTATGACAGTTGTGTTATTTGTACTAGAAATGTATGAATCTTTTAACATTTTATCAGAATCTATAAACGGAATTCTATTCGGAGACAACTCCGTTATTTGTACATTAGATACGATAAGATCTCGTATTTTAGCACTTCCATCAACCTCTAAACGGTGTGATGTGTCACTAACACCTATACCTACATTTAGATCGGTGAACGTAGTCGATTGTTTTAAATCATATACCCGCGCATGTCCAGAATCTGAACTAGAACCGTCGTTAAGATACGCTCCTATTATAACACGAGAACCATCACCAGATATAGCTACAGATTTTCCGGAGTGGTCATTATAAACTTCACCGTCTATATCATTTAAAACCTTAACCCAATCCATTCCATTCCAATCATATACTCGTGTATGCCCGGAATCGGAACCACCGTCATCGTTGCCCGTTGCTCCGATTACTATCCTCTTACCATTTTCAGATAAATCAATAGAAATACCAGAATAATCATATGAATTTTCGCCGCGTATATCGGTTCCCATTTGAGACCATGCATTATTTAAGTATTCGTATACTCTTACATGACCGGAATCAGATCCCAAATCATCATTATTGAGTGCACCACCCGCAATTATATGACCGTCAGATGAAATAGAAACAGAAGAACCGAATTTATCATTGTTAGATATACCTTCTATAGGTATACCTACACGCGTCCATGTTAAAGGGCTACCCACAAAATCATAAACGCTAACACTTCCTTCACTATTAGAACCAGCATTTTGGGCACCAATTACAATACGAGAACCATCGCGTTTCATCGCTACAGCACTACCGAATTTATCTTCACTTAAATCTCCGTGTATAGAATCTCCTATTTTGTTCCACGAAGATCCATCCCAATCGTATACTTCGACTTCCCCCGAATTTAATCCATTAGAATCACTCGTTAAAGCTCCTGTAACAATACGAGATCCATCACTTGACATGTCGACCGACCATCCAAATTGATCATCGAAATTTGAACCATCTATATCCGACCCTATTTGTGACCATGAATCACTCTCTAATTCGTAAACTCGTACATGACCGGTATTGCTGTTATTACCTTTAGCACCAATTGCTATCTTAGAACCATCCATGTTCATCGCAATAGATGATCCGGAATAATCTACAGATGCTTCTCCGTCTATATCGTCACCTATTCTAACCCAGTCAGAACCATCCCATTCGTATACTCTAACATGACCTGAATCTATGTCAGTACCGTCATTAAATGTAGCTCCTATTGCAACTCTTGATCCGTCATTAGACATCGTTACAGATGTACCCGAGTAATCACCCGCCGACTCCCCGTCGATGTCTGTACCTAATTGTGTGTGAGCAATTAATGATCCTTTTTTAAATAATACACGTGTATAATTCTCTTGAATTATATCACCGGTAAGAATAATATTTTTACCCACCCCAATATTAGAAGAAGAAACAAGACCGATAGTAGAATTAGTAAACTGTACAACATTTGTAGTTGTATTTCCCAAATCTGTAACGGTTTGAAGAGTGCCATCTCCTACGATAGTTTCTAATTCTGTAATTCTTACATTATTATCTCCGAGATCCGTTTCTAAAACAGTAACCCTCCCATTATTAGATGTGATATCGTCACGCAATCTCGATATTAAATTTGACTGTATTACATTAGCAGACTCAAGATTAGAAATACGTATAACATTGTCAGTAACATCATCTTCGATTACGGTAACTCTAGAGTCATTCGAATCCATATCAATACGAAGACTATCTATAAAATCAGCTTGAATCGTATTTGCGGTTTCAAGATCAAAAACTCTTTGGTCTAAATCACCTGTTACCAGATCCTCGAGTACAGTGACTCTGGAATCGTTCGAATCAATGTCTACACGAAGAGTATCTATGAGAACTGATTGAATACTGTTTGCGAATTCCATATTAGAGATACGTAATATAGCATTACTTACGTTTATTTCGATATTTGAAATAAGTTCTGACTGAATTACATTTGCCTCCTCCAGTGTAGTAACGCGTAGCGTATTTGATTCCATATCACTTTCCAGAATTTCTATTCTAGAAGTATTTTCGGTAAGATCTGTGCGCAAGTCAGTTAATAATGTTGATTGTATATTATTTGCATCTTCTAATATAATAATACGTTCAGTATTATCGTTTAGATCTGTGCGTAAATTATTTATTAAATTTGATTGTATACTATTTACATTTTCTAGATTAGATACACGTACAGAATTATCACTTAAATCTAAACTGACTGTCTCTATCCGAGAAGAATTAGAAGCAATATCTTCCTTAGTAGCGTCAAGTCTGTTAACCTCTTCGGTTACTTTTACGTTTAATATAGATACACGGTTTGAATTATCATTTATATCGGTTCGTAAAGTATTTATTAAATTACGTTGAATAGTATTAGCGGATTCTAATGTAGATATACGTAAAGCGTTAGAAGTTGTATCTGTCTCCAATACAGAAACCCTTGTTGTATTATCATCCGTGTCTGTACGAAGATCTAGTATTAAACTAGATTGTATAGCATTTGCTTCTTCTAAAGTTGTTACTCTAAAAGCGTTAGATGTAACATCATTTTCAAGTAGATTCACCCTAGAATTATTAGAATCTAAATCTGTACGAAGGTGGTTGATGAGAGTTTCTTGTATAACATTCGCAGTTTCAAGATTAAAAATACGTACAACGTTATTCGTCACATCATCTTCGAGTACAGAAACCCTAGAATTATTGGAATTCACGTCCACACGAAGATCGTTTATAAGCTCAGATTGAACTATATTCGCTTGTTCTAAATCGGTAACCCGGAAGGCATTAGCATTCAAATCCGTGCGAATTGATATCCTAGCAAGTTCTAATACATTTATTCGATCCGTATTCGAATCTAAATCTCTTTCCAATACAAAAATTCTATCCGCATTATTGTTCAAATTATCTTCGGTAATGGTTATGAGATTTGCTTGAATAACGTTTGCTAATTCAAGATTTGCAATTCTAGAAACATTAGAGTTGAAATTTGGTTCGAGTACGACGTTAATATCATTAACCAATGTTCGAGTTGTACGTAATACACCGACGTTTGCACTACCGTGTACATCTAAATCAAATTCAGGGGAATCTGTTCGAATCCCTAACCTACCTGAAGTACCTACACTCGTCTCGACGTTTGTAAAATATACAGGTAATGAAATAGTATTACCATTATGAGCAGCATCTTCCAAAGTTGTCGGTAAATTTCGAACACGTCTACCATCACCGATAAAAGCATTTGCGTATACATCATCATCCACAAAAACACTGCCTTCAGCAATAAAAGATGTGTCTGAATTTGTAAATAAAACCGTACTATTTATCGTATTACCATTATCGGCCGCATCTTGTAACGTAGTTTGGATATTAGATAATTGACTTCCATCACCCACGAATCCATCTGCGTTTACTAAACCACCCGTTTCTATATTACCGGTGGCGCTGATAGATGTTTCTGGATTCGTGAACTGAATACTACTGGAAAGTGTATTTCCTTTAGAAGCTGCGTCTTCTAAAGAGCTTAATACACCAGTTAAAGAACTACCATTACCGAAATATTTATCCGCAGTTATGGTACCATGTCCTAGAACTATGCCTACTGTATCATCTATTTTGATATTGGACCCGACATCTAAATTACTTTCAACTTCCACTTTTCCTGAAAAAATATGTCGTGTCGTCCCTACCATTTATATTAACGTAGATAAAATGTGTATAGAATTCTTGCAAGGTGTGATTTAACCTCGAAAGAATTTTTTTATAATACAAATGCGTACAAAGCAGAAGAATCTAATACATGTGTACCTGCTGTAAAGGATTTTATATAAATCTTACAACCTCGTTTATGTGCACGTGGACTCCCATCCATGTTTAAAATATCTAAATATGTCCCCAATTCTTCCCAATTATCTGTATTAATCGAATTAATATCGATTAAAAAACCGGTGACAGAGCATTTTGTAGTGAGTGTAAAAGTCTCCGAATCAGAAGATGTATTTATATATTTAGTACCTAAAGCTCCTATAAGCCAATCGGGGACATTATTATATGTACCACAAACTCTTCCATATTCATTTGTAATTATATCTTCATCTTTATGAATTAAAATTTTTTCTTGTTTTGAATCCGTAATATTTATTATACTATCGAGTAAATTCCATCTAGATGTATTGATGAATGAACCATTTACATGTAAAGAGGCGGCGGGGTTAGAAATATTTATCCCGGTTTGTTTATTTGCACCGTCTACTGTTAATATATCATTACCACTTTCACAAACCCTAAAACGTTTACCTCCAGATTCACGTACACCTATACTCACGTCTCCACCGGTGTAATATATATCATTTTCTAAAGAAAGCCATTTTGAATCAGTTAAACCAGATAGCCCACTCCCATCCCCGTGAAATCGTGTAGCATACATATTTCCCGTAACATGAAAAACGTTCGAATTATCTTCGTCGTCCATTGGCAAACTCGCAGTATTTCCTATACCAACACGACCAGATAATTTATCTACGTGAAATGTTGGTATTTCTTCACCTGTAGATAAAATACCTGTAACGAGTTGAACGTTTCTTGAAGTCATCTACTATAAATAATATAAAAAACATATTTGCAAATAAGGACAACTTATTCGAAAAAATATTTAATAATCAAAATCCACAATATCTGTGAAACCCGGATGTATGCTTTCTACTCTACCATCTAGATTATGAGATAAATACTCTATAAAAATTGTATAATTACACTCTGCACCGGCCGTCTGAGATGGCTTTATAATAACTTCGGTTGTATTGGTAACTATGTCCGAATTCCATGGATTGGTATTATTCGCCGTACCAAATATAGATAAAGGACCTTGTGCTATATCCGAAGGGTCGTTATCACCGCCGCGTTCACCTCCTGCAACATCTATTGTTAACGTACTCACTTCATGATCTAGATCATCTATAAGTTGTGCAATTATTTTTGCATAAAAGACGTGTGTTGTAAATTTAATTTTTATTTTTGCGCCGTCGAAGGGTGTAGAAGATGGAATATCACCCGCGTAGCTATACGTTTTTTTATTTACACCACCCAAATTTGTTATAATCCCTCCGGAAATATACATATTACCCTTAGTGTATGTATCTCCGTTTGCTATTATAACATTTGATTCGGTGTTACTGTCTATAAATACACTATCACTTACAGAAAGAGAATGAACGGGTGAAGTGTTTATGACACCTATGTTAGATTCCGTAAATATTTTTCCATAAACGTGAACATTCATACTAGCCATTTCGTCTACGTGTGGAGTCACTTGAGTATGTTCCATTGCGCTACTAGATGTGTAAGCGATCGAAAATTCACTTTCACTCGCATCGTAATATAAAGCAACGTTGGATCCATTTGGTCCCCTATTATATACGTGACCCAAGTCAAACGTAGCTAAATCTGTGTTATTTGAGCCAATTTCTACCAATCCATCTTTAATCATAGTATTAGTGACATGAATATTCGCCACAGTTCCTATAGATGTTACGTTACCTTGTACGAATAAATCACCCGTCACAGTTACATCACCAGATGAATCTGTCTCGACAGCGGATGATATTCCCGTTAACGAAAGTGGTACTATCGTTCTGAACAGTTGATGTGTGTCTTGGTTATATACTACGAGTGTATTTGTAGAATTAAGAGAGCCATCATTTTCAAAATGGGTAGCTAGTTCTAGTGGCGTTATGTATACACCACTAGAGACAGTCGCATCTATTTTATCTTCACTCGCGTTAAATACTATAGAATTTTCCGCCTGATCCTCGCGACAATTCTTACCAAATCGAAGTTTTGTTGCACCACCGATGGTACTTAAATTCTTAGGCATTTAATATAGATATATATTTAATTTGCATAGACTAATCCCGCCATACCATTATTCACTCTGAGAATATTAAAATTTACTCCATAAATAGGGTCGATTATATGTTTATTCTGACTATGTATTTTTACAGATTCTACTCTACTAAAATTTAAGCTTCCAGATGGTTGGTAAGAACTAGTATTTAAACAGAAACAATATAAAAAGAAATCTGGAGATGTCACGTAATTTGTATGATAATAACTCATAATATCTACAAAATGAGGTTTAGCCCATTTAAATTGACAAATGTCGGTACCGTTAATACTTAACTTAATTTTATTGTCTATAGCTGTTAACGTACTCTCAGAATTTGTATTAGAACATGCAATATATTTTATTGGATGATTGAAAGTTAAATCTTGTGTAAATTCACCCGACGGAATACTTTTTTGAACCTGTGTTATAAGAATGTTATGAGGTCTTGATGACATAATACCCCTTTCTTCATTATCCAGATAGTAATAATTTGAATAAGCCTCGATATTATAATTACCTGCATCCGGTCCCCATTCAATACGTAATTCGACTGAATGATAATGTAACGCCACAAGTGGTATAGCCGATTGCGGTCCTTCACAAAAGAACATTCTCAATGGATAAAAATAAGAACGCGCAGAAGCTCCGGGATGTGTACCATTTGACCCTTTAGATACATTTGGAGCACAAGTATCGATAGCTATTTTTTCCGTAAAATCATGGTCTTGTGTGTCTATAACTTGACCTCCTATTAATAATTGTACGTTATCTATTATTCGACCCCAATCCTGAATATCAACGGATTGTGAATTATTGTCTATAGTAAAATATGTATATCCTAAAAGATCACCGTTTCTCTCAAAACGAATAGTCGACATGGAATTATCTTTTACAGCTCCTTGTATAGTTTGTTTTTCAACTGATTGTGAAAAATTACTATGTCGTTTAAATGTAGAAGAAAAAAATGATATTTCGGGTTCTCCTATTATATGTTCATCTTGTGCGCCAATAGAAAGTAATTGCACAATTCCAGATGACATATCTACTATAGTAGATGTATTTTTATTTATGAACGTATAACGCCCTGAAATTTATGAAAGATTCTTTTTCCTACATGTAACACGTAATATAAATGTAGAATCTCCTATAAATGCCGCCGATCCGTTTTGTTTATCTATGTTAAACGTTAAACGATTCAGTTTTCGTATGGGATTGTGATAACATTGAACAATCGGATATTCGTCTCGAAATAAAAAAACTTTAGCCCCAGTTTCACCGAGAGATACATGATTACCTAAGATTGTTCCAAAAACACCGTTAAGATGATTCTTTGTATCAATTGTGGTATCATCATCGCCAGAAAAATTTATTTCAGCTTGTGTCTGATGAGTAAAATATGTGCGAAGTTCTTCGATACCTATATGAAAAGCTGTTTGACTTACATCGTCTGTTGTGGTCATAGACGCAGAAACTAAACGAGCCTGTACAACATTTTCGAGAGGGGTAGGTAAAAAAGCTATAAAATCTGATTTAGAACTACGACCAAAATTATCAACAATTACGGTGTGAATTTCGTGATTGTAATCAGGTGTGTCGGGCTGAGTTGAAGCGAGTATGAGCGCCATTTATATACACGTAGAAATTTTCCACTTAAAAAAATATATATATATATTTTTAACTAGAAATTTTATTTTATATAGTTTTTATACAATTTTATAATTCGCGTGTGCGCGTACAAGATCCTGAGCACCACATACACCACCTAAACTAGTAGAATATACACCACCCGCACAATCCGAGCTACTTTTAAGACCACTGAATGGTTCCTCTGAAACAGCCTGTATATCTATAGAGGCGGGTTTATACATACTCACTTTAGAACTCATGAAAAAGTATTGAATGATAAATATAAGTAAAATTACCATAACAATCATTTTAAGATTCAAGCGATTTGTCGAATCAAGTCTCATTTGTTATGTACTGATATTTTTTTATAAAGTGCGTTAAAGAGAATAGATTAGTTTCAATATAGAGAGTAATGGACGGTGAAATTATTCTAGATCGGGGAAATGATTCCGTTATGAAATTAGATGCGAATGAGCAGGCTATGATGGACGAAATTCAAATTGATTTCGGACAACCACGTACACATGCACCTCCGGTCATTCAAAAAATGAAAGGTCATCGTGAACATACTGGTGTAAATTTTCAGGAAGATATCGATGCATTTGCAAATCCAAACAAACATAATACCCCGCAACCAGATCACAGGGAAGACACAATAGATCACGGTGAATATGTTGATGATACACCTTACGATGTGGGAGCATCTGCTGATATGAATTATGGACCGGGTATACAACAAGAAGATACCCCTTCAAATGGATATAAAACGATAGACGAAGAAAAGTCCGATTTACTTAATAAACTTGGACGTCTAGAAAAGAGAGGTTTTACTGTGAATAAAAGTTTAAACGCATATTCTCCAATAGACGAACTTCGTACAGAAGTAAAACGTATAACGTATAGCATAGAAGTGGATAAGTCTGTGAAATTTTCGCGTCGCATGCTTATAGCATGCGTTACAGGCTTAGAATACCTAAATAAACGATATAATCCGTTTGATATTCAACTTGAAGGATGGTCGGAGAATGTTATGGAGACACAGGATGACTACGATGAAGTGTTCGAAGAATTATTTGTTAAATATCGAACAAAAATGCACGTTGCACCGGAAGTTAAATTAATAATGATGTTAGGTGGCTCAGCTATGATGTTTCATCTTACGAATTCGATGATTAAACAAGTAATGCCCAATGTCAATGATGTCATGAAACAAAACCCAGATTTGATGAATAATATGATGAGCGCGGTTCAAAACACGATGGCAAATCAATCACCCGTGACAGAAGCTCGTGTAGGGTCAAGTGATAGGTATGAAATGAAAGGACCGGGTCTTGACATATCTAGTTTGATGGGTAATATAATGATGCCTCCCACACCTCCTATGAATACAACACCTATACCCTCGTCACGTGAATATTCACCTGATTTAGACGATGATGATGATATTTCGGATATAGTTTCTGAAGGCGGCGGTGACGCTACCGTACAGGTGGATGATGATATTAAGGAAGTTAAAGTTCCAGCAGGTAAATCCAAACGAGGTCGAAAGAAGAAGGTCGAAATTAATTTGTAGATTAATATAAATGATAGGGTACGCACCTTTTGATTCAGAAGAACATCTCGAAGTCGTACCCACTCAAAAAAAACGGGAAGTTGTTTCTAACGATTTTGTAAATCAAAGGAATAGAAAAATGCATCATCCGCGCACAATGCGAGATGATACAGAGTGTAACTACCTTGTTATGTTTTTTATAGCGGGAGTCGTTGCACTCGCCGCAATGGATGCAGTAAAAAGATAAATCATATTTTACTCATTTTAGACTACTTTCTCATAAAAGACGCGGTGACCGAGTGGTTAAGGTGTTCGCCTGCTAAGTGAATGGGTAATACCCGCGCGAGTTCGAATCTCGTCCGCGTCGATTGTATCTAAAATGCGCAAAATATTTAAAGTCCAACAAAATGTCCACCGAATGTACTCGTATTAATGGTTGCATTACTAGACATGGAATTATACGGAAATACACCTTCACCTTTTATTAATTTTATATGCGTAGACGACTGGTGTTGACGATGACTGCTCACCCCGTTGATAGACGTACAAGCTTCAAAATCTGTCCAAGCCTCTATTACATCGTTTACACGTTTTATATACCATTGCATTTTTTGATCATTAGTCGAATTTAAAACGTCGCATTTAGCATTTACAAAATATATTCCAGTTATGGGTGCAAAATAGATTCCTTTATCCGGACCAAATGTTCTAAAACCTTTAGTGGATACTTCTATACCCGGATATGAATCGAATTCAATTGTATTAGTAGTATTACTCAACATAGGAGTATTACTATCCCATATTCCACCCGTCCCATGAACAAAAAATGTAAATGCCTTTTGTAAAATATATTCATTTACATTTACATTTCCGTCAACTTGTAAATCTTTTTTTATTTTGACATCTCCTCCAATAACGAGTTTTTCTGATGGTGCACCGTAATTTAAAAAATCTATATACGTTGGATGGTTACATCTATTTTCGCTATTATCCACTGGATCTATCCAAGTAGGATCGCTTATATCTGGATCATACGTTTCAAAGCCGACCATTCCTATATAAGCGGTTTGTATACTATCACCAGATGTACTACCCAAAACCATCTTCGAATCACCCGCCCACGTTTGAACACCGACTGTAATAGCGTATGAATATACAGTTGTCGCACCCGAAAATTCACCGCCTATAGACGATAAACTAACACCTATAGCGACACGCTTACCATCACCCGAAATCGAAATATCAGAACCAAAAGATTCACCCGCTACTGTACCGACGAGTTCGTATCCCATTAAATCCCATGTTACACCATTCCAATCGTAGCCTCGCGCGTGTCCTATACCAAATTGGTTATTCGAACTGCCATCATATTCTTTCGTACTCACTACTATTCTATTTCCAGAATCTGCTATTGAGACTCTTTCACCAAATCTATCACCCGTTCTACCAGAACCATAAATGTCAGCCCCCCGTTTATCCCAAGTGTTTGAAGAAGAATTCCAATAATACACGGAAGCAGAGCCGGCAGAAGAAGCATTCGTATTTATATCCATCACCTTAGGTTGTCCAAATACTATAGTTTGACCATCAGCTGTGATATCTACACTAAATCCTATATCACTGTTATTTACATCAGTTATAGTGTTTCCTTGTTGCACCCAATCTGTACCCGACCATTTCCAGATTCCTATACTAGTATTTAAAGTCCCTATGATTATATAACTCCCATCACTAGACAATGCTACATTCGTACCAGCGCCTTGTGAAAATGACGCACCTTTTTTTACCCATAAAGCAGAAACTCCGTATAACCCATTCCATGTAAATACATCAGTTTTGGTACTTCTACCTATAGCTATAGTCGTACCATCTCGTGACATGGATATCGATTCACCTACATATTCATTAATATCAACACCTTCAAATGTTTGTCCTAATTGCACCCAATTTCCGTCGGAAGTTCCAGTTTCATTTATATCCCAGATATACACTTTTACGTATCCTTTATTAGAATCCCAATTTCTCGCAGAAACTGTTATTCTGGGATATTGACGCGGAGATGATTCTATTGGCAATAAATCTGATATGGATACATCGTATCCAAATGATTCATTTTTTAGTGTACCTTCTAATTTTGTACCCACTTGATTCCATTTACCACCCTGAAACTGGAAAATTCTAACCTGTCCAGATTGATATAATATAGGAGTTGAAGCTTTCCAAGCGCCTGAAATTAACCAATCACCCGTACTATTTATGTCTACAGCGTTTCCCTCTTTATCTCCACGTAATAAACCCGGTATACTTTCACCTACTATAGCATAAGACCCTGTGCCGCTCACGGTAGGACTTACACCGTTGCCGACGTGTGTCAAGTTTAACCGTGTCCCGTTTATCATAATTATTTGTTCATTGGATTCAAAAGTAGAATTTATAGTAGCGTGAATATGGTACCATTGATTAGGATTGAAACCTCCACTACCCACGTTTATATGCGATTCTAAATCACCCGCAAGTAAATATGTTCCGTAATTTAACAATAATGCGTATGTAGGAGCACCGGATGCGACGGGAGATGATGTTATCTGAATTTTAATCATAGAACCATTTGTTAATGTTCCATCAGTTCGTATACGTTCTACCATAGTTACTATCGATCCCCCTCCCAATGATGTCGTGATATCTTGTGTTTGTGTTAGTTTTAACCAAAATGAACATTTCCATGTTAATAGTTGATTCGCGGAAATTGTATCATTGTACGACATTGTGTTAAATCCAGATGTATATACACGGGAATGCGCATTAGCCAATTGTATCGCACATTCATCTGAATCAAATATAACATCTCCTTCAATTATACCCATAGTATCATATCTACCCCAACCCGGTCCAGGTGTCGTGTTTTGTGTATTAACATTAGAATATATAAAATCGCCGTTTGTTAAATTTGATACGAGTGTATTTTTTTTGATAATTTCTCTGTTTCTAGTATCATAAAATACTCTATACGGGAGTTTTTCTATACCTTTTATTTGATTTCCTAGATAATATCCGGCATTTAACCGTCTCCTAACATATGCATCACCTTCAATATCTACTTTTGATCTAATATTTGCAGAAGCGCATTCATGTGGCATAATAAACTCTGGGTTAAACTTAAAATCACCTAATGCATTTTTAGTCATGGCTGGGTGTTGTTGTAGTAACAGGTCATCAGGTATATATTCGTCAATATGAAATTCAGGCGCTTTAATTCTAACCTGATCTAAAGCCCCTTCGTTTGTAATAAGATTAGTAAAACGTTTACTGATTAATAACTCAGAGAATCCCTGTTGATCCGGATCTCGATTTGTAGAATCGTAATATATAGTTCTATTTTGTATCGTCGCACTCGCATAATTATCATCACTCGAATATGTACCACCGAACTGTATTTTTTTGCCGGTGGATACATTTGATGTATCTGTAGAACCGTCATTAGTACCTACATACACTGTATCAGCTGATAAATAACCACCTATAATTGTATTACCTTTTATAGATTGTGTTAATATAAATGAATGTGTATACACTTTACCGGTTACGGTACTTGAATTATATCCTGTACATCCAGTAGCTATAATCTCACCACTACATATTGCAACATCACCTAAACTATCATCAACATCATCAATATTAGGTAAAAATATCTGCGGAGAAACTTCATACCATTTATCTCCACTCCAATCAAAAATGTGAATTGCGCCACGTGATGGATTGATTTCGGGGTTTGAATATATATTTGGTGGATGTTTATAAAGAACTACCATTCGCTCTCCTCGATAATCTAAATTAAACACTTCACCCATTCTACCACCCGCATTAGGGCCAACCAACGCAGAAGAAATTTTATCCCACGTATCACCTTTTTCGTTCCAAAGCCAAGTTTCTATCTTGCCCAAATGCGTAGAAAACCCGGTTCCATCAACACTGTATCTAGGAGAACCCACCACAATTCTATCTCCGTCCGGTGCTATCCTAACACACGTTCCTAACGCTGTATAATCGAATGCAGAAACGTTATTTACATGCTTAGATAACGATGGATACGAATTTTCAATAAACGTATCTTCTGTATCCCCGTGTATATCATAACCTAATTGTATAACTGTCGTAGACCAATCGGCATTATCACATCGCAAAGTTCTCACCCAACCTAATGTTGCTATACTATTCATATAATCATCAAATCCAAATACCTCAAATCTTTTTATACCAGTTTCAGTAAAACTCCCCCTATCTATAAAAGTGTGGGGGAGTTCACTTATAGGAGGATTATTATTTGGCGCCGCCGGTCTAAAAGTATACGGTATTTGTGAACAATTGTCGTTATGGAGATAAGGTACTGTATTTCCTGGTGCACCCGCTATGATGTGCTTGGCATCTGAGGTAATATCTACCGAATAACCGTAATTGTTTTTGGATAAAGCACTCACGGGAAACGAATTACTTGAAGAAATCATATCATAAAATGTATTTGTATCGTATTTTATTCTTTGAACCGTCGAACCTTCCCCGTTTTCGTATACTTTATTCCATGTTCTAGACGAATTAATCTGATATACATAAATCTTATTTATACCCGGTGCTCCTATGACAATATCATTTCCGGTATCTTTAGATATAGATACACTGTATCCAAATTGATTATCCAGTCCCGGATCCGGTGATTCTATGACAGTGGACTTTACAGTGTCGACGCTCCATCTATTTTCACCCGTACCACTCGTAGTTATAATATGAACTTTATTACTACCAGGTTCACCTACTATCACGCGATTACCATTCCAGTTAACTTTTATCGAAGATCCTAATTTACTATCATTCGATGTACCTGTTAAAGTATATAAAGCAGAACTAAATGTATTCGCATTTATTTCCTGCAGGGGATCTATATATTTAAAAATTTCAATCTTTCCGGTATTAGAAGAATATTCGGAAGAGCCAATAAAATAATATTTTGAGTCAAATGAAATATCTATACTAGATCCCATGTTTTGATTTGATGAACCTATAAGATTTGGTCTACTTATGGTTCCTGTATCATATGACATCTAGTATAAATTGGGAATAAAATTTTATTCATGTAGCGCTATTAATCATTTTCAGTGATCATCACCTCATTTGATGAAGGTCGCGTAGATGTTACCACTGTACTTTTTACAATCAATTCTTGAGCTGCTGTAACCTTATTACAGAAAATTTCATCTATAACAGTTAAATTTTTTGAAATGTATATATTTCCGGAAACTAAAACTGTGTTAAGAGCTGAATCATTAACCACGACATTCGATCCAATTTGCAAAGTTTGTGTAGTTAATTCATTTACGTTAGAAATGCCAACAGGACCTTTGGTATAATAAAGTTTAGTTCCATCTGAAGACCAATCTTTAACCAGTTCAGGTTCCCAAGAAGGAAACCCGTCTACCACTTTTAACACGCGATCGGTACTTCCTATACTAAATCTGTTAAGAGTATTATCTCCACTCGCGTATATAAGATCTCCTGCTACAAAACCCGAGTTAATCCCTGAAGAGTTTGAGATTATAGCCATCGATTCTAATTCCGATACACGGGATGAGTTAGAGGTAATATTAATACCCATTTCTGCGTTAGTTTGTTCGATTGAGTTTACTCTAGAAGAATTATCTGTTACGCTTTGTTCTAGAGTGTCAATTCTTACAGCGTTGGATGAAAGGTCTGAACTCAGAGCCGTTCCAGTTAATTTCGTACCATCACCTAGAAATGAGAGAGCTGTAACGTTACCCTGTATTACCGCATTCGAAGATGTTCTAAAAGATGTACTAGGGTTAGCGAATATTATCTCGATATCTGTCGCCGCACCGTTATCCGTTACACCTTGCAAATTGCCTATAACAGCGCCAGGCGCCGAATTGACCGTTACATTTCGCCACCCAAGTGTACCCGGTGCTGTAATTGTTAAAACATCTCCTATAGTTGAACCTATAGTAGTAAGATTATCTGCATCAACGTTTGCGTCAGCGTATATTATGTCACCTTTTGATTCTAATATATCACTAAAATCTGCACCTCCACCACTTCGTGTATTTTTTTGAGTAGCTCTCCCAATTGAACATCGGGTCATTCTTATATATGTACGAGACATTTTCCAACTGAAAAATTATTCGGCTGCGTTTCTTCTGTATCTTGATCTGGAATGTTAAAACCGCCGTGTTTATATACCTTGCGTCGTTTATTGTACATCGCAAAAAATACAGACCACTTATCTACTATATCGTATATACGAGGATTGTTCTTTTTTCCGTCAGTTTCTCTCATAATCCTACCTATAGATTGCACTATATCAGATTTAGGGGTTGCTAATATAACTGTATCGAGACTAGGTATATCTAAACCTTCATGTGCTTGACTAAACGTAGCAAAAATAATTCGTTTTTTACTAGACTCGGTTAATTCATTTTCCTTCATACCACCCATGTACAGACCGGATGTTGTCTTGAACTTTTGATGCAAATATTCACAATGAAATCGCCTATCACTCAATACTAATACTTGTCGCGAAGTTTTTAGTAAACTGCGTAGTGTTGATAAAATGAGTATATTTCGATCAGGTATTTCTGTAATTTCGGTTATCATTGTAGGTAATGACAATTTACCATATCTTGTGCACGGTGGAGGATCTTCGTATCTATCGCAGGTAAAATCAAGTGGATACACATCTACTTGTGCTTGATTTTCGCGTTCAACTGAGAAAAATATAGGACCCATAAACCAATTTAAAACTTTTGTGAGTCCATCCTTTCTATTCGGTGTAGCAGATAAACCGAATATATGTTTAGGACACAATTTAAATAATGATTGCGAAAAAACTTTAGCACAAATATGATGCGCTTCATCTACTATAACAGTGCCTATGCTATCAAAATCATTAAATGAATATTCCTTAAGAGAAAGAGATTGAAGCATAGCAATAACAAAATCACACTCAACCTCCTTTTTATTTTGTTGTACCATACCTATAGAAGCACCCGGACAAAACTGTTGAATACGTTCCTTCCACTGGTTGGCTAAAAATTCCTTATGGACAATAATCATTGTTTTATAGCCCAATTTACAAGCTATGGCCAGGGATACGGTCGTCTTCCCGAACCCGCATGGTAATGACAAGATTCCATGACCAACTTCAATAGCTTTAGATAATGCTTCATTTTGATGTGTTTCATCTCGCAATTTTCCTTTAAATAATATTTTAATTTCTTCTGGTTTAGGTCGTATATCTTCGTTCGGATTTCCAAATTTATGCTCTGCGTAATATCTCGGTACACATATACCCGATTTACATTTCCTGAAAACTTTAAACGAAGGAGGTTGTACACCATAATCCCCGTGTACTACGGGTCTGACCGTTAATTCCTTTTTAATAATAGAATCATCCGATATTACACAACCAGATCTCGTAAGTTTCATACGATAATCGTGTCTAGAAGCTTTATATTACTCAACTTCCATGTATATCCACTATGATTACCTACGTTCCAGACTCCCGTAAAATCTGTAGTCATTTCTACCTTATCGGATTTTTTAAGTGATTGGACGGGGGCACCTTCGTACGAACACATCACGCGGCGGTACCTAAAAGGAACTTTCACAGTGAGGACGTTACCATCTAAAGGGTTATCGATGTTAGGATTTTTTGGAAAAACGCGTGAATGCGCCGAGCGCACACTATATGAGGTACCATCGGGTATGGTCAACCGTATATATTTTTTGTTATTAAACTCAAACATGGGTGTATGAACATGACATACACAATTGATTCTTTTAAGTGATATATTTGGAAGTGGCATACATATTACTACGAAGTTTTCTTTATTTTACTTACATCGAAATAAAACACCTCGAGAAAAAATATAAATTAGAGAGATAAAATTATTCGTATGTATTAAGATGGCACTATGTTTGGGAATAAATGTGCCGAGCACAACTTCCAGGAAAGTGAAAACGTGGAAGTTTGCGAGTAAGTTTTTATGGAAAAATGCCACTGTACAAAATAAATCAGAGCTTGGTAGATGGGTGAAGCAAGAACTTCTCGATCTTGGACCGACATTTGTAAAATTAGGACAAATCGCTTCGACGAGAGCGGACCTGTATCCACCAGAGTTTACAAAAGAACTGGAATCCCTGCAAGATGATGTTCCTCCCGTAGAAATTGACCTAGATGTAAAATATGATATTTTTAAAGAATTTGACCCTGTACCATTTAAATCTGCGAGTATCGGCCAGGTCCATATGGCTGTACTTCAAAACGGTCAAAAAGTTGTTGTAAAAATAAAACGTCCCAGAATTCTGGATATAATGATTGAGGATACGGATACTATACGGGGTATAGTACATTTTTTAGAGCGCGTTGGTATAGACACGGGGAATAGTTCTGGTTCCGTTCTAAATGAGTCAATAGAATATCTCTTGGGAGAAGCGAATTATAATCAGGAGATTAATAATGCTATAAAATTTCGGAAAAGTATGAAAGATGTCGACTGGGTGAAAGTTCCGAAAATGTATAAAAAGTATTCGAACGATGAAATGATCGTCATGGAATATGTACCATCAGTAAAACTAACCGAGATTACGGATAAGAGGGTGAATAAGAAGAAGATATGCGAAGCCCTGATAAATGCTTACGTCATCCAAACGATGGATAACGGTCTATTTCACGCCGACCCACATCCAGGTAACTTGGGGTTTTCGTCGAAGGGGAAGCTTGTATTTTATGATTTCGGATTACTCGTACCATTGTCAGACGAATTAAGAGACGGATTTACAAAACTTTTTGGGTTTATAATCATGCGTGATACCGCTGGCATAGTCGATACACTCGTTAAATTAGGTGTGATTGTCCCGACTTCTTCTGATGTTTCGGACATTGAATTATTCTTCGAGACCATCTTAGGATACTTAGAGACCCTCGACGGTTCTGGGATCGTGAACGATGATCTCGCTGCACAACTCGCGATTGAAAAACCATTCGTCGTGCCGAGTAGTTTCGTGTACCTCGCAAAAGCCTTCTCAACTATAGAGGGTATATGTCTGAAACTAGATCCAGACTTTAACTATTTCACATATTTAGAGCCCCTGATTCAACAGCAGATAATAGAATCAGTGGATGTTGGTGATATATTCATGAAAACGACGGAGATTCCTGGTACGATAGGTAAAATAAGTACGGCTGTGTCAGGGCTTCAAAAATCAAGGGGGTCTATGAAACGTACTATGATCAAAACGAGACAGGAAATTAAGATCGTCCAATACAGCGTGGTGTGCGCTCTA